TATAAGGACGAAGAACCGAGTGCCCCGGCCCAAGGACCTGTTGGCATAGGCGGTTTACCTACGGCAGCGACTCCTGCGATAACGAGAACGCCGCTTGGATACGAGTACAGTCCTTACGCAACGTTGACCCCGGAGCAGATTGCGGGCTCTGGCAATCGTGCGCAGGTAACGGACATGTTCAAGGGGATTGTTACGCAGCAGCAGAAGGACGTGGACAATGTTCGCACAGAGTACAACCAAGCAGTCGCCGTGGGCAACATGCCTTTGGCTAATCAGCTAAAGGGTATTTTGACGGCGCAGGAGCAGGAGTTAGCTACTGCGAAGGCGGACCAGCTTAATGCGAACAAGTACTTCACTGGGGTAGGCGGTGCGTTTGAGACGCCGGAAATGTTGCGTCAGCGTGTTTTGGGTGAGCAGTTCAAAGCATTGAAGTTGGGCGATGAGCTTGCCTTTAGGGGCGTGGACCTTGGTGGTATACAGGTTGCGGCTGGGGCAAAGGCTGATCCTTTCACTGCGGAGTTGACACGTCAACAGAACGAGGCAACGGCGGCGCAGAATGTGTACAACCGTTTGGTTGGTGCGTATGGCAAGGATTCGCAGATAGCGAAGGATTACCTTAGTCAGACCTTGACTCCACAACAGCAGGAGTATCAGAACATGTTGGCGTTAACCCGTCCGGCCAAGGGCGCGGTGGCACCGACGAATATCTTTTCTGCGATTACGGCGGGTGAGGCGTACAAAGGATTTACTGCGCCTAAGCTTGCGGAAATCCGTAATGTTGTACAGACGGAGAACGTGTACAAGCCGATCATTACGGGCTTTGAGACAAACATAAACAATCTTGTAAGAGCCCGTGATCAAGCAGACGCGCTGGGTTTATCGGGATACTCGAACCGGTTGAATCAGTTGATTGAGACTGAGAATGCCAAGCTTGAGCAAGCGCGTGGTGAGCGTCAGTCGGCGATTGACCGGGCCCAGCCTGATCCGATGCGCGACTTTATTTTGGGTAAGCAACTCTCTGCGCAGAAGATTGAGGGCTTTACTGGTGTTGATATCGGCAATGTGGACTTTGGCAAGATGCAGGCCGCTGCTTTTGACCCGGTGATCACGCGCCAGCAGCAGGATGTCAATGCTGCGCAGAACACGTACAACCAGTTGGTATCTTTGTACGGTGCCAATAACGATACTACCAAGGCGTTCTTGAATGACGTGTTGAATCCGCAGAAGGCGGAGCTAAAGCAGGCGACGGATTTGAAGACGGCAGCAGGCGCGGCAATAGGCGCATACAACACGGGCAGGAATTATGGGTATTTGAATCCTCCTAACATTGCAGTTAGCAGGGCCACCAAGGATGAGACAATCAACAAGGCGTATGACGACTTCATCAAGAACAACTACGAGAAGCGTATCGCTACGTTAGACGCTGCCAAGGCGAAGGCCGAGCAAGCGGGCCTTGGCCAGTACGGCGACTACTTCAACCAGTTGATGGACACGCAGCGGTCTTACATTGACCGGGCGAATCAAGCACGGGATGCGTTGTTCGCCAAACGTGATGCGGCGACGAGGGCCAAGGGTTCTCCGCCGGAGGGAGAGGTGGCGGACAGTAGATCGAGGGCTTTACTAAAAAAGTTATCGGGGGGCGGTGAGGCCACCACTGCTCCCCTGCAGAAGTTTGCTAAGGGCGGAGCAGTAAAGAAGGCGGCGGAGTTGTTAAAGGGGTTGGGTGTTTCTGAGGGCAAGGTCGCGGGTAAGGAGTTGACGACTTTGCAGGATGCGCATACTTCGTTGGGTGATGCAGTACGTGAGCGCGCGGCCAAGATGCAGCAGCAGATGGACGCGATGGAGTTTAAGTATGGCCCCGGCCAGTATGTGTTCACAGAGAGCTCGGCGAAGAAAAATCTGCCACCGTTGGAAATCAAGGCCAAGCGTTTGTATGGCGATCAAGTCATGCGTGAGCCGCATCCAGATAACCCTTTGCTGGGGAAAGTGATTAAAGACCCAGAAACAGGTCGAGCAAAGCGTACCCCTTACGAACCGGGGTACTTGGTTCGTCGAGAGGGCCCGGATGGACAGTGGTCGGAGTTTGTAATTCCTCAGTCTGCAATCAAGGGCGCGGTAGATGGGTTCAAGCACGGTGGTCCAGTGCACAGGGCCCAAGGCTCACCGGTCTACGGCGAGATGCCTGACACGGGGCCGATTACAGAAGACACTAGAGCGGCGATGCGTGGCTCTAACAAGTTCAGTGCTTCTGAGGCGGCGCGGATGTTGAGGAACATCGCGGGTGAGGGCGTATCGAACATAGAGTCTTTACTGCGTGGATCAGTAGCCGCGATCCCCGGATCAGTGGGGGACATTGAGTCGATCTTTAGAGAGAGTGACAAGACGCGGAAGTTTGCGACGACGGAAGAGGTCTTGCGGGATTACATGCCGGGTCGTGTGACGAAGCCCACGAAGGAAGCGGCGGGGATGGAGGAGGTAGGAAGTTACCTGCCATTGCCGGTGCCTGCTGGCACAGCCACGAAGGTAGCCAAGGGCGTGAAGACTGGTGCTAGAAAAGCCTTGGAAGAGTTAGGGCCAACGGCTGCAACGATGTTGGAAAGAACTATTCCCAAGATGAATATCGTGCCAGAAGGTCCGGGGTTGCCCACAAATCTTTCAGAGCGTATTGATCAGGGCAAATTCTTCAAAGGCAGGTTGGATGACTTTGTCTCGCAGATTCGTAACCCAGTGACCAAGGAACAATTCTTGGGTTCTTTGAAGGGCAAGTTCCGTGAATACGAAATCAGTCGTGCTGCACAGGCGCTGGAGGACTTGGACAACGCCGCAAAATTAAGCCCCACGGACCTTGTCTCACGGATCAATACGGTCGCAGCGCCGAATCGATATAAGACAACTTTTATCGAGCCAAAGACCTCAGGCTTGCACAATAACTACGACAACGTGTATGGCCAGACAGGTCAACCGATTGGCGTAATTAACTTGTCTTATGAGCCCACACGTGCTGCGATAGAAGCCGAAGAGGCCTCAGCTGCTGCTCGTTCTGCCGCTGCGGCACTGGGCAGAAGTAAGGTAAATGATCCGGAAAAAATACAAACACTCATGTCCTTCTTGGAGACTTCTAGTGATTTGGCAAAAGACCCGGAACGAAAGGCGCAGTTAATCGCAGGTTTGAGTAAGTTGGATTCGCAGCTGTCTGCAGCTAGAGAAGAAATAATTCCTCTAGCACAGGGCCTCACTGATATCGTATTTGGAAACATACCGGAATTTAAGGGCTACACTGACAAATTGCGTGAGGCTACTAAAAACATTTCTTTTCCAAGAGGTACACCAGAATACAGCGAAGCGTTTAAAAATGTAGATGACCAAGTTCTAAGTGAAATAAGAATAGAGGCTTTACGAAGACTCTACCAAGAGCAGCCTTCCCTGCGAACATTCCTGCCTCTTAAAGAAGGCGAGACGTTTGACGACTTAGTGCAGAGCTTGGGCGGCACTAAATATGCTGCACAAGAAGTGTTGCCTCGGATGCGCAAAAATATTTTTGAAAGACTGGACGACACTACAAAGGCTATTTTGGTTGATAACAAGCCTTTGTTGGATGATATTCTTACAGAGACACAGCGTTCTTCTACATATAAAGGTAGTCATGTAGCGGTCAACCCAGAGAAAAACCCCATGGGCTTTAGCCGTTTTAGTGAACATCAAGTAAATGTTCCGGGTATGGGTAAACTAGACGGCATATATGTTAGTGAGTTACAGTCGGACATGTTCCGTGACATCAAGAAGTTGGGTAAGAAAGGCGGCTCTGCAGCAAAAGACAGAGAAGAGCTAACTTCTTTGTTTAGCGGCATCAAATCAAAACTTGAGCCATTAAGAACTCAGATTGAAGATCGTTTTGGCAGCATGGATTCATTTTTGTTTATCTTGAGGGGCGACCTTACCGATAAACCAAACACTGCAAATTTCTCAGAGTTTTTGACTCAGTTAGGGCCTATCAACAAAGGCAAGGCAGATCAACTTGCTACTGATTTAGTCAAGGATGTAAAGCGCATCACCAAACTACAAGATCGTTTAGGTTTGCCCGGGAAAGAGGTAAAGGGCACCTACGATATTGAGGAGCCTATCGCGAACATCGAAGTGCAGCCGCAAGTCGTCCAGCAATTGTTGGCTAAAAATGCCATCGCAGGAGCTTTGAAGATGGGCAAGGACTTCGTGGCCTTCCCCGGCGCGGAATCAAAGCAAGCGAAGTTATATGAGAAACTTCCGCGCAATTTGGATGCTGTGCTGAAAGACTTGGGCGAAGGCTTTACAAAGCAAGCCATTACTATCAAAGACGCGACCGGAACAGAACGTCAACACTGGGCGGTTATTTGGGATAAAAACGCTGCCCAACGTGTTCTAAACAATGGCGTTCCTTTCAAAAAAGGTGGCCTTGTTGAAAAATCAAAAGTGGACAATCGCCGCTACATTTAAGGAATAACCATGCCAATAGATAAGCTCGGGGAAAACGAAAAGCCCTTGTCCGTGGAGATTGAAGCGGCAGGCATGCCTGAAATTGAGATCGTCTTGGAAGACGATGGTGGGGCGACGATTGAGATGGGGGAGGATGACGCAGCCGAGGTTGACTTCTACGACAACTTGGCGGAGGTCATTAGCGCCGATGACTTGTCTGAGATGTCTCAAACCTTGCAGGCTTTGTACGAGGCGGACAAGGCATCTCGGTCGGATTGGGAGACGATGTACTCCAAGGGCCTTGATCTGTTGGGCTTGAAGCTTGAGGAGCGTACAAAACCCTTCCGTGGTGCGGCTGGATCAGTGCATCCGATGTTGACTGAGGCGATTGTGCAGTTCCAAGCACAGGCGATGAAGGAGTTGATGCCTTCAAGTGGCCCTGTTAGGACGCAAATCGTGGGCAAAGAGACGTTGGACAAGGCCCAGCAGGCGTCGCGAGTGCAAGATTTCATGAATTATCAGATCACGACGGTGATGGAGGAGTACACACCGGAGTTTGATCAGGCGCTTTTCTACCTTGGATACGGTGGATCGGTGTTCAAGAAGGTGTATTACGACCGTTATTTGGGCCGGATGGTGTCAAAACTGGTCTTGGCGGACGATTTATACATCCCGTATTACGGTTCAAGTGTCATGAGCCAGTGCTCACGGATCACGCACCGTGTTGCGATGTCTGCAAACGAGTTCAAAAAGCGTGTTTTGATCGGTGAGTACCTTGATGTGGGCATTCAACCGGAGTCAAGTGACCCAACCGCCAGCGATATTAGTCAGGCAGTAGACAAACAGACGGGTTTGACGCCTTCTGACGATGCAGAAGAAGTATTTTTGCTTGAAATGCACGTCGATTATGACGTTCCGGGGTTTGAAGACGTTGACGAAAACGGTGAGCCTACCGGAATTAAGCTGCCTTTCCTGATTACGATAGACGAGACGAGCGGTCGCGTGGTGGGTGTTCGTCGTAATTGGGAAGAAGATGACGAACTGAAGCTTCGTATCCCGACTTTTGTGCACTATGTGCTGGTCGAAGGCCTTGGCGCGTATGGTTTGGGCTTTGTACATCTGATTGGTGGCTTGTCGAAGACGGCAACAGCTGCGATGCGGCAATTGTTGGACGCTGGAACGCTGTCAAACCTGCCTGCGGGCTTCAAAGCCAAGGGTGCGAGGATCGCGGATAGCGATAATCCTATCCAGCCGGGTGAGTGGAGGGATATTGACGCGGGTGGTGCGGAACTGACGGCGTCGTTATTGCCGCTGCCGTACAAGGAGCCGAGTCAAACTCTGTTTGCGCTGTTAGGTTTTGTTGTTGACGCGGGCAAACGCTTGGCTTCGATTGCTGACATGCAGGTAGGTGAGGGCAATCAGATGGCAGCGGTGGGCACAACCATCGCTTTGTTGGAAAAAGGTTCGATGGTGATGTCGGCGATCCACAAACGCCTGCATTATTCTCAGAAAATCGAGTTCCAGCTGCTGGCTAAGGGCTTTGGAAAGTATCTTCCGGATGAGTATCCCTATGAAGTACCGGGCGCGTCTAGAAAAATCAAGAAACAAGACTTCAACCAACTGGTTGCAGTCCTTCCTGTTGCAGACCCCAACATATTTTCAGTCGCTCAGAGGATCACTTTGGCGCAAACGCAGTTGCAGCTGGCGCAAACTGCGCCCATGATGCACAACATGTACGAAGCGTACTACCGTGTATATGCTGCAATGAATGTCAGGGACATAGACGGCATTTTGAGGCCGCAGAATACGCAGATGCCAAAGGACCCTGCTCAGGAAAACGCCGATGTTTTGGACATGATGGAGTTGAAGGCCTTTTCGGGGCAGCAGCACGACGCTCATATTCTGTCGCATCTTGTCATGGGCATGTCTCCTATGTTGCAGGCTAATCCACAGGCTGCGATGACGCTTCAGAAGCACATTTTGGAGCATGTCCGCAAGAAGGCTGAGGAGATAGTGGAGGCGCAGTTGTTTACCGAGTATGGTGCTGACCCGGATAGGATGGTTTCTGCAATCCAGAAGGAGGGCATGATCGCTGTTAAGGTTGCAGAGGGCATGATGGAGCTACGTCAAATCCAATCGCAGCTTAGTGGCGAGGGTCCTGACCCGATTGTTCAACTCAAAGAGGCTGAGATTCAGCAACGTGCTCAGGCTGACACGCAGCGAATTCAGTTGGATGCAGCAAAGTTAGAGGTTGAGAAGCAAAAGGCAGCGGAAGTGCAAAGGGCTAATATGGCGCGTGTTCAGTCGCAAGAGAACATTGCTGTGTTGCGCGCGGATGTAGCAAGAGAGCGGTTAAATCAGATTAACCAACAACAGGGAGCTAGAAATGCCTCTTAAAAAAGGGTCTAGTCAAAAGACCATCTCTGGCAACATCAGTGAGATGGTTGGAAAGTATAAGAAAAGTGGTTCGATAGGGACCAGCAAGCCTAAGAGTAAGAAGGCGGCGGTCAAGCAGGCGGTAGCGATTGCATTGACTACTGCGGGCAAGTCGAAAAAGATGGCAAAAGGCGGGGCGATGAAGGGTGTGCAGGGCCCTGCGATGATTGTGAAGAAGAAAGACGGGAACAACCCTGTCAAGATTTATTGATTTTCAAGCTTTCCAGACGGTGGCTTTAAACCGTCTGCTCTCATGGAGATTTACCATGCTGGAATTTGCGGAAGCAATTCTCAAGGACCTGAGAAGTTTACGGTCGGACACTGAATCAATGGTTTTAAATGGTTCTGTTGCCAACATGGAGCGTTATCGTTTCCTGATGGGCCGTCTGGAAGGGTTGAATTTGCTTGAGGAGATTATTAAAGATCGACTCAAGAAGAGTAGTGAAGACTATTAACCCTGAAGGAGGCTACATGGAAGCGGTAGAAGAAAGGCAGGCCGGTTTGACTGCTTTGGAACGCAAGTGGATGGAAGAGCAGGAGCATAAAGGACCTACAGTAGACGATGTGTTTACTGATGAAGGGAAATTGGATGAAGAAAAGCTAAACGGGGGTATCCGTGACCGCTTGCCTCGTCCGACTGGTTGGCGTATTTCTCTTTTGCCTTATCGCGGTGCCAGAATGACCAAGGGTGGCATTGCCATAGCTGAGGAAACACAGAAAAAGACGCAGTTGGCTACAACCTGTGCTTATGTGCTTGAGGTTGGGCCTTTGGCGTACTGTGATGAAAGCAAGTTTCCTGACGGCCCGTGGTGCAAGGCAGGGGATTGGATTGTTTTTGGGCGATATGCGGGTTCGCGTATCCCAATTGAAGGCGGAGAAATCCGCATCATCAACGATGACGAAGTGTTGGCGACAATTGGTGATCCTGAAGACATCATCCATCTGCAATAAGGAGAAATACCATGTCAAATGAACAACTAGAGTTTAATATTGGCGAGGATGAGAATCCTGCCACGGTAGAAATGAACGAAGACGGCTCGGAAGCGGTACTAGCCGATGCTGTTGAAGCTCCAGAGGTTGAGGTTGAGTCTTCCGCGCCTCAAAATTCGGAGGAGCAGAAGCAGCAGTCGAAGGAAATGGACGATTACAGCGCCAACGTCCGAAAGCGTATAGAAAAGTTAACAGCGCGGCTACGGGAGACTGAGCGTCGTGAGCAGGCGGCATTGGAGTATGCCAAAAGCGTTCAAAGCCGTGCGGCCCAGTTAGAGCAGCAGTTCCGCCAGACGGATACGGAGCGTTTATACGAGGCAAAAACCCGTATAGATACCCAAATCGCTGCTTTGAAACAGATTATTCGGCAGGCCCGCGAAGAGGGTGATCTGGATACAGAGACTGATGCGCAGGAGCGGTTGACTGCCATCATGATGGATCAGCGCCAGATTCAGCAGGCAGCGGCGCAAAGGCAGCATCAAGAAGAGGTTGCGGCGCAGCAGGAACAGCAGCGTCAGGCGGTACAGCAACAGCAGCTGGTACAGCAGCCTGCCCGCGAACCTGACCCTCGCGCCGAGGAATGGGCAGAACGAAACCCGTGGTTTGGGACGGACACTGCCATGACCCATGCTGTTTTGGGGCTCCATCGTCAATTAGTTGCTAATGAACGATTTGACCCTGAATCGGATGAGTATTATGATGAGTTAGACAGGCGTATGCGCGAAGCGTTTCCTCACAGATTCCCATCTGAAAACGCTCCTGCTGCGCCGCAGCAAAAACAACAGAGAGCACGGTCCGCGCATTCCGTTGCTCCTGCAACCCGTTCGTCGGGAGTTAGTAGTGCGCGCCGCAGCGTGAAACTGACCCCAAGTCAGGTAGCGATTGCCAAAAAACTCGGTGTTCCGTTAGAGGAATACGCTAAATACGTTAAGGACTAAGACCATGGACAAAATTGACGTGCCTTCATTAAATCGCAAGTCGCGGGAAGCTGATAGCCGTACCGCAACTGCGCGCCGTAAGCCGTGGGCTCCTCCTTCTAAACTGGATGCGCCTCCTGCTCCTCCGGGCTATAAGCATCGTTGGATCAGAGCAGAAGCTAATGGATACGATGATCGTATCAATGTTGCTTCTCGCCTGCGTGAGGGATATGAGTTGGTACGTGCCGACGAGTACCCTGACTTTCTTGGCACTCCGATGGATGGCAACCGACATGCCGGGGTTCTCGGCGTGGGAAGTTTGCTGCTGGCACGAATTCCTGAGGAGACA